TATTAATGAATGAGCGCTTGGAAAAAATTAAATCAACAGGATGCCTTTGTTACAACTTATGTAGCTAAAAAATCTCACTTTGTTAGTGCGAGTAACTATTCCTATTTTTATACTGATAAGAACCCAGTAAAGTATTATGCAGCTGAAAGATTAGAAGGTAATATATACTATCCAACCGGTAGCGATTTATTTTCTGGCTCTTACAAACCTTTAGTACATAGAAGTCTAGAACAGCTATATTATAGAAGTTATCAAACTAGCTCTGGTACTATTACCGGTTCATTTGCTGAAGACTCGGGGTCTTATAATAACTACGACCATTACTTAGAATCATCTTTTTCAGATTCAGGATCTAGATTTTTATCAGGTTCTCTAGCGATGGTATACTGTATACCTCAAAAGTCTTTTGGTACTCATGTTGAACCTTTATCTTTTAGATTTGATCCATCCTCAGGAGGTTTTAACGCACAGAGTTTTTATATTAGAGTTCAAGATGATTATATTAGTGCAAGTTACTTTGAAAGAAATGCATACGGATATTATGGAGGACTAGAACCTATAATAGATGATGGAGAGGGCAACTTAATGATATCTGGTTCGTCTAAAAATAGAGTAGGTAATATAATATACTCACACGGTCAAGTTATTTTAACTGATCAAGATGTAGCTCAGTATTTAATAGCTAGCCAGTCAGCAAACATATCTTGGAAATCAAATCAACCTATTTATACATATAACTACGACTGTAAGATTTCTGATGATGAATATAACTTTACTCAGAACCCTTCAGCTCTTACCGGTTCAGATAATCGAATGAGAGATAATGTAACGGGATCAGCATTTGTTCCTTACATAACAACTGTAGGATTATATAATGATGCACAAGAATTAATAGCAGTAGGAAAGCTTGGTCAGCCTCTACCTAAACCTGCTAACACTGAACTGACCATAAAGATAAAATTAGATATATAAAATGGCAAGTTTAACTTTAAGAAATGTAAAAGGTTCTGCATTAACTCACGTTGAAGCAGACCAAAACTTCGGTACTTTATTTGTATCGGCTTCTATAACTGGAAGTGGAGGTAATCTGTTACTTTTTTCTAGAGGTTCTGGTAGTACTGCTTATGCAACAGGAAGCGGTGCTGTAACTGCATCTTTGGGTTTAAATCTACAACACATTACTAATGTAGGTTCAACAACTACAAAATCTATTACAGCTAATAACTTTATTACAACTTCTGATAAAAGATTAAAAACAGAAATAGAACCAATTGTAAGTGGTTTAGAAGTGATAAAACAATTTTCTTCCTATACATATAACAAGGCAGGTAAAGCTGATGCTGGTTTTATTGCTCAAGAAGTACAAGAATCTATTCCTTATTCAGTTCATGAAAATGATCTAGGAGTGCTTACTATGAATGATAGACCTATTTTAGCTCACCTTCATAAAGCTATACTAGAATTAGAAGAAAGGATAAAAAAACTAGAAGGAAAAGAATAACATGATATGGCCGTTCGTACTGATGGAGCTTTCAACATGTTCTCAGCTAGCGCTGCAGACACTCACTCTATAGAATATAATCTATCGAAATCGCTAGCTACCATTATGAACTCTATTACTGGTAGTACCTTTAATGAATTTATATCAGCCTCTTTATACCCTCACTACGATCCTGCTTATGCCGGCAACGTTCAAGATCCTGTAATTAACTATGTATCGGCCTCTTTACAATGGAGAAATTATCCACTAACTCCTACACAAACAGTAACTCCGACTCCAACTAAAACCCCTACTAGAACTCCTACATCAACTCCTACTCATACGCCGACTAATACTCCCACTCATACTCCTACTTTGACTCCTACTGTTACTCCACCGGTAACACCGACTAATACAGCAACGTCAACTCCTACAAGAACAGCTGCAGTTACTCCTACACCGACAGCAACAGCTACTCCTACTATTTCTGTAACTCCTACTAAGACTGCATCAAACACTCCTACACCAACGATATCAGTTACTCCTACCAAGACACCACCAGCAACTCCTACAAATACTCCTACTGTATCTGGAGGACAGGAAAGATGGCAAGTAAATTTATGCTTTGCAGGTAGTCCAGGAGGAACTGTTCACTATTTATCTAAGACACAGTATTGTGATGGAAGTAGTTTAGCTATGATACCATTTGGTAGTTTTAGTAATGGTGATTACGTACAGTTTAGATTAAATACTGCTGGTTGTGGAGGAGCCACATATTGCGGTCAGATATCAACAGTAGGTAATGGAAGTATAACAGGATTGATAAGTACATTAACTAAGCCATCAGATTGTACTGCGGCACAATGTACCGAATAAAAAAATATGAGTTTTACAGTACCTACAGGAAGTGATTTTAATATGTTTACAGCTAGTTTAGCTGATACTCATTCTGTACAGTATAATGTATCTAGATCTCTTGAAGGATTTATAACAGCATTTTCTGCTTCTTCTTTTAATGATTTTATTTCAGCATCAAGAACTGATGATTTTGGTGATGGAACTTTATCTGGCTCTCTTTCTGCATCTTTAGTTATATCTTCTTCAAATCAATTCAAAGGCTTTCCTGTAACAGCTACTCCTACATTAACAGCAACAGTAACCCCTTCTTTAACTGCAGGAGCTTCTGCTACACCAACTGCTACACCGTCTTTTACTCCTACATTAACACCAACTAAAACACCTACAGTAACTGCAGCTGCAACTAATACCCCTACTAATACTCCTACAAGTACAGTAACTCCAACAAAAACTGCAACAGTTACTCCTACAATATCTGTAACTCCTACTAATACACCAACTCATACTCCTACAAATACTGTAACACCAACACCATCTGATCCTTTAGATAGCGTTAATGTAAGGATATCAGTAAGTGCATCTTCTGCTTGTAATTCAGGAGAAGGTAATTCTGCTGTAATAACTATATTTGATCAACCATCATTACAAAATGGAGATTTATTATATTCAGCATCTGACGGTTCTTCATTTATTACTTTTAATCATTTACAGACTAAATTATCAACCGGTGCTAATACAATATTTATGGCATCAGGTAGTACTGTATTTACTCTTAATCCTACTGGATCTAATACATATATTTTATCGACAGGTACTTGTCCTACCCCGACTCCTACCCCTACTATTACTCCTACTAGAACACAAACTAATACTCCAACAAGTACAGTAACTCCAACTAAGACATCTACTCCTACACCGTCCGTAACAGCAACTAAAACTGCAACCCCTACAGTCACTCCATCACCAACTAATCCTTTAGATGCTTCTAACTATAGATTAGCTACAAGTGCATCTGCAGCATGTCATACCGGAGAAGGACCATCGGTTGTTATAGCTATATATGATGCAGATCAACCATTAGAAACCGGTGAACTATTATATGAAAACTCTGGAGGTACTAACTTTTGGACATTTGCAGAACTACAAAGTCTCGTTACATCTTCAGCTAATGTTTTATTTGTTCAATCAGGAAGTATTGTTTATACTATAACAGCAACAGGATCTAATAGCTTTGTATCAGCATCTGGAGCTTGTCCTACTCCAACTCCTACTCCTACTGCATCTCCTACAAGTACTGCAACTCCTACACCAACTAAAACATCTACCGTTACACCAACAGTAAGTTCAACCGTTACTGCTACACCAACTAAGACACAGACAGTAACTCCTACAAGTACTGTAACCGCTACAGTAACACCTACTATATCTTTAACTCCTACTAGAACACCAACGAGAACTCCTAGTAATACTCCTACCAATACCGTAACACCAACTAACACTCCGACTAAAACTGTAACTCCTTCTAATACAGGAACCCCTGGAGTTACACCTACTAAAACTCCATCTAAGACTCCAACAAATACTGTTACACCTACCGTTACACCAACTAATACAGCTACAAATACGGTAACACCGACAAGGACAGCTACCTTAACTCCTACTAAATCTGATACTGCAACTCCTACTCCTACTAGGACTGCTACTATTACACCTACGAGTACAGTAACTCCAACTAAGACTCCTACTAGTACTGTAACACCAACAATATCTGATACACCAACAGAAACGCCTACTAATACACCGACTAAAACTGTAACACCAACTGAGACACCTACTAATACACCAACTAGTACTGTAACACCAACTGAGACGCCTACTAGTACTGTAACCCCTACCGTTACTCCTACTAATACTGCTACTAATACAGTAACACCAACTAATACTCCTACCAATACAGTTACACCGACTAGAACACCAACTGTTACTCCTACTATATCGGATACGCCTACTAATACTCCAACTGAAACTCCTACTAATACAGTAACACCAACTAACACTCCTACTAACACTGCTACTAGTACTGTGACTCCTACAAATACTCCTACTAGTACGGTAACACCTACAAATACCCCTACTAATACAGTAACACCAACTGAAACTCCAACCAATACTCCTACTATAACTGATACACCAACAGAAACACCTACTAATACTCCTACTAGTACTGTAACACCGACTAATACTACAGCTACACCTACTCCTACTGCAACTCCAACTGAAACACCTACCAATACACCAACTAGTACTGTGACTCCTACAAACACTCCTACTAAAACTATAACACCAACTAGAACACCAACTCTTACTCCTAGTAATACCGCTACTAGTACTGCGACTCCTACTTATACTCCTACTAATACAATAACACCTACTGAAACGGTAACACCTACTAAAACAACTGCTACTCCTACACCAACTATTACCCCTTCAGTACATATGATAACTAGTATAGATTTATTTACTACTAATGTTAACTGGAACGGATCAAATGCAGGTGATAATAATCAAACAGATGCTTGTAGTGCCATTGGAAGTGGAACTTATGTTAATGAAGATGTAAATATAATAAAAGCAGCAGCTAATGGAAATGATAATTATCCTGAAGTAAATGATTTAGTTAGGAAAGGATCAACTTTAGCATCAGGAGGAGGATACTTCGGATATGTAGATACCTCAGGTAGATTTGGAGCAGGCCCTCAAAATGCATTTATTACTATAACTGGTACAGGTCACATTGATGGTGTTTATGCTTGTGGTGTTACTCAAACTCCTACTAATACACCAACTCCTACTGTTACACCTACCTATACACCTACCTATACACCTACTTTAACTCCTACAATATCAGATACTGTTACTCCTACTGTTACAACTGCTACTCCTACACCTACAGTAACACCTTCAAGATCTTCAAGCGGAGGCGGACCTGGTAAAGGAAATCCTAACTGGAGAATAGAAGACTGTACCACAGGTACTATTATTAACGTTCCTAAAAATCAAGGATGTATAAGCGGTAACCAAAGTATGCTTTCGACTTCGTTTAGTGTAGGAAATATAGTACAGTATAAAACAGGTGCTTGCGGATCAGGCCCAGCAACTGGATGTGCTGAAATTTTAAGTGATACTCCTTTAACTGCAAATGGATTTATTAGTAAAGATGAAGTAATAGCAAACTGTAGTGAAGCAGATTGTTTCGAATAAGTTGTATAATTAAAAAATTTTAATTAAATTAAAGTATTATGGTTACAGTACCAACATGGACCTACAAAGGTCAATTAATTACACATATCGATGATATGCCTGAAGGAACTTATGGATTTATCTATAAAGTTACTCACTTAGGTACAAATCAAAAGTATATAGGAAAAAAAGTCTTATACTTTGAAAGAAACAAAAGATTAGGAAAAAGAGCTTTAGAAGCACTCAGAGAAGAAAGAGCTAAAAAAGGAATTAAAGGGAGAGTGCCATTAAAACAAAAAGTGATTAAAGAATCAGATTGGAAGGACTATCACGGCTCTCATTTAGAAATAAAGAGATTATTAGATAAAGACGGTCCTATGTCGTTTAATAGACAGATACTTTGTTTTGTCAAAAGTAAGAAAGAACTAACTTATTATGAGTGTAAAGAGCTATTTATAAATGAAGTATTAGAAAGAAATAGCGAATATATTAACGATAATATATTAGGTAAATTCTATAGAAAAGACTTTTTAAATGAAGCTAAGTAAAGTAATTTTAGAAGAATACGAAGAAGGTAACATTAAACTTATGGGTGATGTAATATTACCTATAGATAAAGAAATGGTACTTCAAGCTGAAGAAGATAAATACAATAGAGGTCTTTTAGTTACTAATAATAAAGACAAGAGTTACGATATTGCGTATTGGGCTGATAAGTTTGAACCTTATCCAATTGAAGTTGAAATAGACGGTAAGTCTGTTGCTAAAGAAGCTAAGGTAATAAAATTATTATTTCATCCAGAAATGAACGAAGGAAGAAGTTTATCTGAACCTAGCGATGAAATGGAAAAAATAATAGACTCAGGTATTAGAATAAACGGTGATATAGATAATATAAAAGATGTTATATATTACGTTCACAATAACTGGATGGGAGGAGAAATATCAGCAGAAGAAGCTATGAAAAAAATAAGTACATATATAAGATGATTAAACTAAAAGAAATAGTAGGTTACCCGTCATTAAGCTATCATATAGAAAATGGTCTCTCTTTACATGAGCATGTCTACCGTTATTCTAGTGAAGGGTTTATTAACTTATTCAAAGAAGCAAGAGAAGCGCATAGAGACGGGCAAATACAGCTTAACGAAGAAGATAAGTATTTAATAGAGAATACTGATATAGGAGAATACGGAGAGTATAATGGTATGACAGTACCTTTAGATTTACCTATGGTTTCTCCTAAATATAATCCTCTGTTTGAAATCGGTTGTGTCATCGACGAAATGTTTGAAAACGAAGATACAATTGATGAAGCAGCTTCTTTAGACGAAATGGTCGATTACGATCTAGTAAAAGAATTAGTAGAGTCTATAGGGGGTAACATAAACATGGAAAGGTTTAGAAAAGCAGTTTCAATTCAAAACGAAACATTTGACTATAATGGTTTTGATATGCTTAAATCAAGTGTTGATTACATACCCGAAGCTGAGTACAGAGGTAAAAAAGTACAACTTAATAAACCTAAAAGAGGCGGTAGTAAAAAATTCTACGTATATGTCAAGTCTAAAAAAGGTAACGTTAAAAAAGTATCATTCGGAGATACTGGTCTTTCAGTTAAATTTAAAAAGAAAGGAGCAAGAGCATCCTTTGCAGCTAGACATAAATGTGCTCAAAAGAAAGATAAGACTAAAGCAGGATACTGGTCTTGTAATATAGGCCGTTACTGGAAATCTCTAGGCGGTAGCTCTAACTTCTCAGGATACTGGTAAAATGAAATTAAAAGATATATTGTTCGAACAGAAAGAATTTAAATTATTAGAACTTCCTTATAAGTATAATGCTCTAGAACCCCATATAGATAAAGAAACTATGGAGGAGCATCACAATAAACACCTTAAAGGCTATGTTACTAAATTAAATAAAGCACTAGAAGGTAAATTTACACCTCTATCAGAAATTTTTGATAACATAGATCAATATGATTCAGCTGTAAGAAATAACGCAGGTGGAGTATATAATCATAATTTATACTTTAATTTACTATCCCCAAAACCTGAAAAACAACCAGTTGGTGAATTAAAAGAAGAAATAGAAAACTAT